CAGGGTGGTGACGTAGCCGCTGCCGCTCACGGTATGCTGTGCGCGGCTGATCAGATACTTGCCGGTCCAGTAGCCGAATTTATACAGGCGCATCGTCAGCCCGGCGGCGTACATGGGATTGCCCTTCACCGTCATGGTGGCCTGCCGCTCAAACTTGTTCGCCAGCTTCAGCTGCTTCGCTGCCAGCTCCTCGGCCTCTTTCTGGCTCCTGACCTTGCGGTCGGTGATGACAAGGACAGCGGGCTCCTCCTCATCATCGTCGCTCTTTTTGTCATCGTCCTTGCGCTCTTCCAGTTCTTCCTTGTACTCATCCGTCATGGCGGTGCCTTTGATCACCTTCCCGGAGATGGGATCAGTGTATCGCACCTCGCACATGTCGTACTGCACTTGGCCTTCGCCGGTGGCGAGGCTCCACTTCGTATAGCTGCCGTCGCCGCAGGTGATCCGAGCGATCTCCTCCAGATTCTCATATTTGCTCTGGTCGTAGATGACAATCTGGTTGTTGGCGATCTTGAGCGAATATCCGCAGTCCTGGCACAGCTTTTTCAGGAACGCGATGTCAGTCTGTTTCGTCTGCTCGATGCGTTTGTACGATGGATTCACCTTCGCGTCGAAGAGCACGCCCAGGCCGGCCTTTTTTGCGATATCCTTTGCGATGCCCTTCAGCGTCATGTTTTCCCATGACTTGTCGTTCTCCGTCACCCGGATGCCCTTGTATCCAAGGGATGTGGCTTTGATCACGACGGTGGACGGCGGGCCGGATGCCTTCACGTCATCCAGCTCAAACTGGCCGCAGTCCGTCTTGGTTTTCTTGCCGTCCGTGTCGATCGACGTGATGCTGGCGCGGATCCGCAGCCCTTTCAGGCGCTTCGTGCGCCTCTTGCTGGTGGCGGGCTCAATGGCGGACAGCTTCAGGCCGCTGCCCTTCACATATCCGGTGTTGCCGTCATATGTGACCTCGTACCAGCTGCTGGCGACCTTTTCGTCTACGGTGCAGCTCTTGCCCTTGGCGATTGTTGCGACCTTCGCCGCGCTGCTTTTCGGCTCCTGGCGGATGGCGACATTGGACGTTGCCTTGAACGTAATCTTGTACAGCGTCACAACCTTGCCGTTTGCCTGGTCCGTCAGCTTCTTCCATGTCTTCTTCCCGCACTTGCCGTCGACGCCGAGTTTATTGGCCTTCTGAAATGCTTTGATGGCATTGACAACGGCATCGTCAATCTTGGTCTTAGGCTCCCCGGTCAGAAATCCGGTGGCGATCAGATAGATCTGGCAGATGACGGCGTCGTAGTTCGAAGAGCCTTTCGATACCGTCTTCCGGATCCCGGAGCGGGAATCGGAAATCGTAACGACTTTGACCTCGTTTTCCTTCACTCTGCCGTACTTCTCCCCGGCAGAATCAATGGTATCCTGGAGCCATTGTTGTAGCCATATGCCGTCACGGTCTTGCAGTTTGATTTGCAGATCGTCGGCTTCGTCCTCCTCATTGTCGGTGAAGGTCATCGACATGAGGTATTTGTTGACCACATCAGAAATATCCATGCCCGCAAAGGACACGGATATCTTGGCTCTTCTGGCGGTTCTGGCCATTATGTCACCACCTTCCACGGCGGCAGGTTGGATTCCTCAATCTCATCGGTGTCCAGCGCCGGGATGTCCAGAACGACGCCGGCAGGGAAAATATACGTGCCGATGTGCTGCGTGTTAGCCATCATCAGCTTGTCGACCACCGAGATGGTCCCATATTGGGACAGGGCGATAGTGTCCCACATATCGCCCTGCTTCGTCGTGTAGCTGCTCATGTGTACGACCTCCTCGCCTTGTCCACCTCCATATCGGCCAGCTCGTTCTTCACGGTCTCGATCAGATCTGCGTCGTGCTGCTTCAGGATGGTTTCGATCTCCAGCGCGTTCGCGCTGCCGCTGATGTTATACACCGGCGACAGTGTCACGACGTAGGAGCTGCCATCGCTGCCCATGTAGTGAGCGCCGACGACCGGGATGGCTTCGGCGGGATTGTTGGCATTCGCCAGGATCGCCGCCGTCTGCTGCGCCGTGAATACCTGTTCGCCGCCGTTCATCCACATCAGCTCCGGGCCGTGCTCACCGACCTGATACAGACCTGGCATGGCGTTCCTGGTGCCGCCGGCGGCATGCCCGTCAACGCCATCACCTGTACCGGGAACACTGATTTCCGGCATATGGATGCTGTCCAATGCTGCCTGCGCCGCAGCAGCGATTCTCTGATACGCTGCTCGTACAGTAGGCAGCATGTCGTCAGCTTCATCGGCCATAGCCTGGAAGGTGCTCCTGGATGCTTCTGCGGCTTCTGTAGACATATCCATCTCACCGATTGTGCTTTCCAGTTCGGATTGCAGATTATCCATCGTGGTGGTGTAATTCGTCTCTACATCAGCCATTGTCTGGGCGAGATCAGTCTTTGCATCGGTCAGTCTTTCATAGGAACCATTCAAAGAATTAATATCTTCAGCTGTGACGGCCCCAGATGCATATCCTTCAGTGATATATTTAAGAGTTTCTGCGCTCTCGCGGGATCCGTCGGCCAGTTGAGACAGCAGATCCATATTGATGCCGATGCTTTGCGCTTGCTGCAACATACTGTTGTATTCCTCAAAGTATTTTGCCTGTGATTCCAAAGCCTCACGCATCGACTCATCGCTTTTTTTCTTATCCCCTCCTTCATTCACCCATTGTTTGCCTAACTGGATGTCGTCGACTTGCTCAAATAACTCAAACTGTCCAGAAAGGCTATCCTCTGCGCTCTTGTACGCATCGGCATACGCCTGACTGAGTTCGTCCATTTTTGAGATTATCGGCGTGATCGCGTTCTGGAGTTCAAGTGCACTGGCGGTCGCGTCATCGACACCATCAGACATGTCATCGGCGCTATCCGCACTGTCGGCAAGTGCATCGGCAACTGCATTCATTGCCTTTTCCACAAGTTCACCGTCATCCTGAACACCGCTAAAGACGCGATTGATAAGACCGCCGGCCTCTTCAATTGTGATCGCCCCGCTGTTTACGCCATTGACGATGTTCTGAATGAATGTGTCGATGTCCTCCTGATTCTGCGCTATCTGACTTCCGTAGAAAGCGATCATCTCATCCATGTATGCAATTTGCTCATTGAGCAGATCGCCAGTTGTTTCAAGATCACCGAAGCTGTCAAATAATGAAATAGAACCATCGGCATATTGTGAAAGATCGCCGTAGTAATCGCCCAGAAGATACATAAGGTTGTTTATGTCCTTCATCAGGCTCTGAGCGTCCTCACTGGCCGGATCAAACGAATCACCAGCCGCAGCCGCCATTGCATCATATTCTTGGAGGAGAGCCTTGTACGATGCGTTGACTTCATCGGCGTTCATGCTAAGGAACTTCTGGGATTCAGCTACCCGCCGATTCCATGGCTCTTGTTCTTTGAGAAGCTCGTTGTTCTCAGCAACTGCCTGGGCATACTTTTTCGCCTGCGCGGTGGCATTATCATATAACTGTGATCGGAGTTCCGCTTGCTTCGCTACTGCGATGGCTTCTACCGTTTCCAGCTGTGCATTCAGCGCCTCTGTTTCTGATGCGATTCCACTACTGGCTTCACCAGCAGATATTCCCAGCTGTGCGGCAATCTCCGCAGCGCGGGCTTGCTTCGCATTGAATTCCTCAAGGGCGGCGCTGCCAGTTTCGTATTCGGCATTCAGATTGTTATAGGCGGTTTCCAGATATGTGACTTTGTCTTTCGCGCGGACAATGGCCTCTGACAGCCCCTCAAGCTGTTCTGCATAGGCGGCTTTTTCGTCCTTCTCATTGGTAGACAGCATCTTGTTCTGGGTGCGTCTATACTGATCCTCAAGGTCTGCAAGATCTGCTTGCGCCGTTGTTAGTTCATCTTTTGCCGTACTTAGCTGACTGGCCAGATCATTCAGGTGTGCCACTGTATCATCAAGGTTTTCAAGCGTGATGGATACGGTGCTGGACACATTCGCGTCTCTTACTTCGTCGGCAAGGCCACAAGCGGCCAGGATGTCATCATAGTTATCGAAGCCAATGAGGGAAAGAGTCTCCGACAGCTTGCCGTTGTCTGTCTGGATATTCTGGGCAAGCTCCTGAATCCTGTCAATATCCGCATCAGTGATATTCTTCACACCTATGGCTTCAAGCTTCTGGCGAAGCTCCCCGCTATCAGTATCGACAGCAGCGGCGAAGTTGATGATCTTGGAAATATCAGCGTCTGTCACGTCATCAGCGCCTTTGAGCTGGAGAAGCTGCTTCAACTCGCCACTGCTGGTTGTGATCGCATCGGACAAATCAGCAATCAGATGTATATCAGCATCGGTCACGTTTTCCAAGCCGATCAGCTTGGCAGCCTGCGACAGTTCGCCGCGCTTGTCGGTGATCTCTGCAGCCAAGTCGCGGATTGTTTGCAGGTCCGTGTCGCTGATATCCTCAACGCCGATCAAAGCCAGTTCCTGGCGAAGTATACCGTCATCGGTAGCAATGTCTGCGGCCAGATCGACAATCTTGTTCAGATTATCTTCAGTAACACTGTCGGCACCGTTGATTTCAAGAAGCTGCTTCAACTCGCCTTTGTCGTCCGTGATGTTATCGGCCAGTTCCTTGATCAGGGCAATATCAGATTCATCCTCAAACCCGTCCTTTATGATGGTGGCGGTGAAAGTAATACCGACATCCTCATGGCCGAGAGAATCAAGATCATCTGACGTATAGCCCAGCTCCTTCTGAAGCTGTCTGTATTCGTCGCACAGATCAAGAATTTGTTGTTGCTCTTCAATCTGATGAAGCGTATCATCAAATTTGGCATCCAGGTCTTCAAAACTATCACTGGTGCCGCCCAAGGCTTCACCCAGTCCGACAGCGACAGCTGTAAGACCAGCCAAGCCAGCCGTGATTGCAAACACAGGGCCAAGAGATACAGAGAACATTCCAGCGGCCACAGATGCCACTTTCAGTGCAGCAGAGATTCCGAGTATGGTGCCAGTGACGCCAGCAAGAACGGCGGCACCAGCTGTCAAGGCGCGGACAACCGCCGGATTCTTTTCCAAGAACTCCGCGATTGGTTCCATGACGCCGGATGCCATCTCCGCAAGCCCGCCGACCGCCGGGGTCAGCGCGTCGCCCACGGCGATCTTGATGTTGGAGAAGGCGTTCTGCATCATGTTCAACTTGGCCTCGGTGGTCTCGTACATGATGGATGCCTTTTCATCCAGCGCGGTGTTTTCCTGCCATGCCTGGTTGGCTTGATGGATCGTGCCGGTCAACAGGCCCTCGGCGGACGCAAGGCCCAGGATGGCCTTTGTCTGGCGCACGTTGTTGATGCCCAGCTCGTCCAGGATGACAACGGCGCTTCTGCCGTTGCGTTCCACGTCGTTCAGACCCATGATAAAGCTGTTCATGGCTCCGGCGGCGTCCTCCGCCCATGCCGTCTTAAACTGTGACGCGGTCATGTTGGCGACGGCTGCGAATTGCTCCAGCTTGTCCCCGGTCTCGACAGACTTGTACAGCGTGGAGATCAGCGTAGACATGGCCGTCGATCCGGCCTGCGCCTCGATGCCCAGGGAGCCAACGGCAGCGGAAATACCGAGGATGTCGGTTTCGCTCATGCCGGCCTGTGAAGCGGACGCCGCAAGGCCCTGGCTCATCTGCACGACCTTCGATGCGGTCGTGGCCGTCGCGTCGCCCAGGCTGGCCACGGTGGAGCCGAGACGCTCATAGTCCTTTGTGCCGGTGATGTTGGCAAACTGCGCCAGCATGGTCGCGGCATCATCGGCGGTCAGGTCGGTGGTGGTCGCCAGTTTTGCCATAACTTCTGTAAACTGGGAAACATCGTCCTGCGCGATACCCAGCTGTCCGGCGGTGGTGGCGATGCTGGCCAGCTCAGTAGACGTGATCGGGATCACGGTGGACAGATACTTGAAATCATCACCCAGCCCGGAGATAAAGGCGTCGCTGCCGCCCACAGTGCGCTTGACACCGGCCATGGCCGATTCATACTGTATAGAAGCGTCCGCACATTCTTTCAGTGCGCCGCCGATATTCTTAAGCAAATCCACGACGCCAGCCGCCACCAGCATCTGCTGCATGGCCTGGGCTGATGCCGCGAAGCCCTCGCTTGATTCCTGGGCCGCATCCGCGACTGCGTCCTGCTCGGAACGCAGATTACCCAATTCCGTTTCAAGGCGCTGGCTCTCGTTCGTCAGGTTTTGAGTGTCGACGCCGGCATTCTCCAGCGCCGTCCCCATCCGATCCAGCCTCGCTTCCTGCTGCTCCAGAGAAGCGTTTGTCTTGTCGATCTGGTGCTGCTTGTCCAGCATCTTGTTTTGCAGATCGACATCGGAGCCGCCGGCCTTCTCCTGCGCCTGCCGCAGATTCTCATACTGCTGCTTGAGCAATTCCAGTTTGGCCTTCGTCTTTTCGACGGCGGTCTGCTGCTTCTGGTAAGCGGTGATGTCGCCCTGCTGCTTGTTCAGGGCGTCGATCTTGCTTTGCAGCTGGGTGATCTGGGACTGCGCACCGCTAAAGGCGCTCGAAAACTGGGCGCTTGTCGCAGCGGAGAGCTGAAACATCATCGTGTATTCCTTGAAACTCGGCACGATCGCGCCCTCCCTTCAAAATAAAATAGCCAGGCAGCTATTTCCGCTGCCTGGCCTCATCCTGTTCGCGTATGATGTCGTTGTTCGTATGTATCCATGATGAAAACTCGGTCAGGCTGACCATGAGCCAGTATGGTATCGGCGTGTATGTGTTCTTCGCCAGTATCATAACCTGCTTGCGTAGCCATTCGCCGCCATCACAGACTACGACTCCGACGCCATTAAAAAATTTCGCATCTCGCTCCGCAGGCGGCTGTAGTCGCGCAGGGACATATACCGCACCACGTCGTTTCCGACGTTGTCCACACAGGCGCGAATGGCCATCCGAATCAGATAGTCGCCGTTGAAGCCGGGAACGACCAGCTGTACGCCGGCGCGGTTCAACTCGCGCTCGACCATCAGGCTGTCATTGCCGGTCAGGGAATCGAAGTCAAACTTCAATTCCTCGAAGGTCTCGCCGTCGTACTCCAGCGGCTTCTTGAAGCGCAGAGTAAACAGCGTCTTCGCGTTCTTCGCTTCTTCCCGCGCCTGCTCCAGCTCTTTTTCGTCGATGGGGACGATGTTATTGGTATCGCTCATGATGCTCTCCTTTCATGTGCGGGGATTACTTGCCCAGCGCCTTGCGGACGTCGGCCATGTAGTCCACGCCGTCGATGATGCAGATGTAGTTGAACGGGTCGATCTCCCAGAGCTTCTGGCCGTCCCTGAAACCGGCGTAGTAGTACGTGGAGTACTCGCCGGACACATCAGCGGCAGAAGCGGGCGCGACGTTGCCGGGGTTGAAGTTCTTGGGAATGACCGTCATGACATACTTGTCGGCGAAGACGTGCTTCTCCTGGTTGACGGTGTCCCAGTACTGCTCGGCGACGCGCAGCTCCACGGTGTGCTTCTTGGGAGACATCAGGGAGACAGCGGCGTCGGTGGCGCTGCGGAAGTTCAGCGTCAGCGCCATGGCGTCCACCATGCCGATCAGCACGGCTTCGATGTTACCGCTGATGCCAGCACCGGTGATCTGCTGGGTCAGGAAATTGATGTTGGGCAAAACGGCACTGGCAACGCCAATGAAATTCTTTTTACCCTCGTATACCTCAAAATCGATATACGCTTCAGGCTGCTTTGCCATTATGTGTCACTCCTTCCTTCTTACGCGAACGCATCTTCGAGGTAGCTCGCGTCATATTC